CTTGGCGATCTCCGGGTACAGGCGCTTGGTCACCGCGTTGATATACTCCGGCTCGTTCATGGTGAGCAGGATGGCATCCCGCAGGAACTGGTAGCCCTTGATATGGGCAGGCACGCCGATCTGGTGCAGGATCTCGGTCACGGTCAGTTCATCGCTGTCTACGCTGGTGTGCAGGATGCGGTTTTCCGTCCCGAGCGCAGCCTTGAGGACCCGGGCGGCAAGCACGGTCTCATCAAAGGGCTTTACAAAATAGTAGGAGAAGCCCTCATCCAGCAGCTCCTGAACCATTTCCTCGCTCTGGAAAGCGCCTGTCACGAAGAAGGAAGTGTGCCGTTCCCCGGCGGCATTGTAGCGCTGCTTGACTGCCAGGGCATCCAGCCCGGGCATAAAGGCATCCAGCAGCACTACCTGCGGACGCACAGCCAGCATTTTCTGCAGCACCTTGTTGCCGTCCTTTTCCACGACGGTCACATCCACACCCTTCTGCTCCAGTGCCTCACGGCAGGCGGCAGTAATTTGTGCACCAGTGTCTGACATCAAAAATCTCACTTTGTCCATGGTTGTTTCCTCCAATGTGTGCAGTTCCCTTAACACCATGGATTTTACCATAAATTTCCAGAACTTTCAACGGCTTATATTGGCAAATTTTGGCAAAGAAAATCGAAATGCGCAAATTTTTTTGCAAATCAGCTTTATGGCTGCGCAGCATCGTCTGTTTTTTCAATGGAATGCGCCTGCTTCAGCATGGTCTGCGCAAAAATGCCGTAGCCGCGTGTCGGGTCATTTACCAGTACGTGGGTCACAGCACCCACCAGCCTGCCGTTCTGCAGGATGGGGCTTCCGCTCATGCCCTGCACGATGCCGCCGGTCTTTGCCAGAAGCCTCCGGTCCGTCACATGCAGGATCATGTTGCGGTGCGGGTCGGCATCGTTTACCTTTTCAATGCGGATCTGGTAATGTTGGGGCGCTTCTCCGTCCACTGTGGTCCAGATCTCTGCATCGCCGGGCACGATCTCCTGCGCAAAAGCGATCTCTGCTTCCGGGCCGGAAAATACAGTGCGTGTCCGGCCATAGACCCCGGTCTCGCCGTTGATGCAGATACTGCCCAGCGCATGGGTGCTCAGAAAGCGGCCTTTCAGCTCACCCGGGCTGCCTACGGTGCCGGTGGTACACCCCACGATCTGGCAGGGGACGATCTCGCCGCTGCGCAGCGCAACGCTTTCACCGGTATCACTGTCGCTGATGGGATGCCCCAGACCGGCAAATACCCCGGCATCGTTGTCCACAAAGGTCATGGTGCCTACGCCTGCGGAGGAATCACGCACCCACATCCCGGCGCGCCACTGCCCGGCGGTGCTGTCCCATGCGGGCGTGAGCTGAGTCTGGAACTGTTCACCCTCGCGGATATAGATCAGCCGCACCGGGGCGCCTGCTGCGGCTTCCAGTGCATCGTGCACCGCATCGTTGGTCTCGGTCAGAACGCCGTCCATGCGCACCACGCGGTCACCCAGCCGAAGCCCGGCTTTCTTGGCGGGGTTTATGGTGCCTTTGGCCGTGTTCAGATCGGAAAAGCCCACGATGAGTGCGCCCTCTGAGAACATTTTGACTCCGAAAGGTGTGCCGCAGACTGTGACAGCAGGCCGGGTCTCCACAAGGGCGCGCACGGTCTTGATGGGCAGCCAGCCGCCCAGCGACAAAGTGACCTGATAGCTGCCTACAGCCTGTGTGCTGGCGGCATTGCGGGAGCCGGTGCTGCGCAGAGGCTCGATGAAGGAAAAGCGGGGCAGGGAAAGGGACTGCCCGGGTTCCAGCAGGATCTCAGAGGGCAGACTGTGCCAGAGCCATCCCAGCGCAGCCAGAATGGCAACCAGAAGATAAGCTGCCGCAATGCGGAAAAAGCGGCGGAGTTTTGCTCTGCGCATGGGAACCCCCTTCCGGCGTCGCAGAATGATACGACTGTCCGGCGATAGTATGCGCGGGAGCAGGTGAAAATATCAGTGCAGTGATTGACTTTTGTGCATGGAACTGATACTATATTAGAGCAGTTTCTTTAAAGTTGCACAAATACACATTTGCGGGTATGGTGGAATTGGCAGACGCGCAGGATTTAGGTTCCTGTGCCGCAAGGCGTGTGGGTTCGACCCCCACTACCCGCATAAGAGAAAAAGCACGTTGGTTCGTTCAGAACTGGCGTGCTTTTTCTTATCATGGTAACACTTTTGGTAACACTATTAAATTTTCAGACTGCTCTCACCGCCGCGTTGTACAGCATTTCCAGAAACTGCACCGCGCTGGGCGCACCGGTCAGCGGGTAGCCTGCCAGCTGCTGCACATAGGCGGGGTTTGTGTCCCACGCGGTTTTCGTAGCCCTGCGGATCGCGCTCTGGATCGCCTTAGGGTCACAACATCGCTGATCTGCGATTGGAGTGTAGATCTCTTTCTCCACTGCCTGCAGGCGGTCCTCCTGCTCATAGATCAGTTCGATACACCGGAGCAGGATGCTGTAGGCGCTCACATTGCGTGTGATGCCCATCGGGCGCAGCAGGTCATTGACTTGAGCGGACAAATCGGAAACGATCATAGTTGACACATCCTTTCTTTATGCGTCAACTCTAACCGAAAAGTTTTCAAAACACATCAAATACGCCGAAATATGTCGTTTTATGTCGCAATACGTCATACAAACAAAAACAGCCCCGAGGAACCGTCAGGCTCCCCGGGGCTGCTGCTATGTATGGCCGTTTTGGACTGGGCGGATTACTTTCCCTGCGCCTTCAGCTTGTCGTAGGTCTGGTCTGCCTGAAGGGCTGCGAGGGTGAAGGAGTTGTTCTTCCACCACGCGACCAGCGCGGCCACGGTGGTGATACCGGCGGTGACCAGCTGCTCCACGGTCTGGCTCTCGATGGGCAGGACGGGCTTGCCGCAGGCGCTGAGCACCTGATTGGTCAGGGCCAGCAGCAGGCAGGCGGTGCGGGCAATGGTGCCTGCGGAGATGGTGGGTGCGTTGTAGGTGTGTGCGTTCATAGTCAGTTCCTTTCTCTTTCGTGTTCGTCTGCTTCTAAATCAGCGATGCGGTGGTTGACCACCTTCATCTGCTCTTCCAAAATGGGGACGCGGCGGGCAAAATTGTTGTGCTCCCGCACCTCGCGGGTCAGCTCTTCCAGCTTGGTGTCGGTCACGGCCTGACTGCGGCTGTTGGCAATCAATACACCGATCAGGGTCACCGCACCGGCAAGGATGGCTGAGATGATGCTTTCCATCGGTCTCACCCCCTCACTGCGTCCACCGGCTCTTGTTCGGGCGGGTGTCCACGTGCACCCAGCCCTTTGCACGGCCTGTCTTGACCGGGTAGCGGCCCACGCCGCCCCAGCCGGGCATCAGGCTCTCGGCGTAGGCGGCCACGGCCAGCGGGTCGGTATCCTGCACCTGAATGTCCGCGGCGCGGCCCAGCAGGTGCTGGCTGGATTTGGAGCCGCCCACCCTTGCGTTGTGGCTGGCGGTGCGGTAGCCGCTGGTGATGGTCACCGGCTTGCCGAAGTGCTCCCGGATGCACTGCAGCAGCACCACAAGACCCTCGTCAATGAGGACGGTGTCGGTGCCGTCGCGGCAGCGGAACTCCCGCACGCGGAACGCGGGAGAGAGCTGCTTTGCGCCGTCCTTCTTCAGGCTATACTGCTTGATTGCCATATGTATCACGTCCTTTCACGGGGTCAGGCCCCGATTTTCACGTTCTCTTTCAGCTCCTGATCTGCCTTGTCCTCAGCGTCCAGCGCATCGTAGTACGCCTGCGCCAGGGCTTCCACCTCTGCGATGTCGTCCTCCGTCAGCAGGCCGCTGTCCAGATGGGCATACGTCCTGTCCAGCCAGTATGCCACGTCGCGTCTTGCAGAAATCTCCCTTTTGATGGAGCGCAAGGTCAGGTCATGCCGGGCTTTACTTTTGATAGCCATAGTCAGTCCTCCTTTAGGTCGTTGTCATGGACGCAATGGCGTCCTCAAGATTTTTGATGACGAGATTTACGTCCCGCTGGTAGTCCAGCTTGATGCCCGCACCGTCACCAGCCTGCACTACCGTGTCAGGGCCGTAAGTGACGAAGGCTTTGTAGGCGGCGATTTCGTCAGGGGTGAGCGGAGTTTCGATGGGGGTGGCGAGAGCGTAATAGATTTTACCCAGCTGCTTTTTGCAAGACTCGTTGAGCTGGTCAGAAATATTAGCCGCTATCAGATATAAGAATTGTCCATTTGCCGTATTGTAAAACCACGATAAATTAGTAAACGTACTGGTTGCGTATATTTTTTGGCCCTGGTTATACAAGGCGATTGGAATTCCTCTTGGTACAAGATTGGCGTAGTCGCCAGCTTGAACAAACTTAGTGTTTTCACCATCAACATCGACCTTGTAAACCCTCTGAACCCTTACACCCCTTTCTAGGTCCACCTCGTCGCACACCCACTGCTGGCCTGTGCTGTCAGCGTAGTTGCCGCCAGAGGTGACAGGGATGCCGGGTAATCCGTTGGGTGTGGGAAGCGTGAGGAGCTGTTCACGGTAGGGTTCATAATCGGGAGATGATGCGTTCCATGTCAGGCACACGTTTTCACTGGCCATATTGGATAACAGATACTGGAACTTTGTTACGTCCACTGGATACGTTATATGGTGTTCAGCCTTACCCGCATCAATACCAAACCAGTTTTGGTTGTTGTTCTCGTCAAAGAATAAGATGTTTCCGCCTTGCGAAACTAAATCGCCTTTGAATACTAAAGTTATCGGTGTGTTTTTCTTGACAAAGCACTCAACAACGTCAGTATATTTCAGGTTGGGCGGCATACGATTTTTCCCCGTCACCTTCACCGTCAAACTCCCGCCGTCACCTGCGCTCACGATAGGCACAGGTGCATCCGGCGTGGGTGTGCCGTCCTGCGTGCTC